TGCGCATATAAATCGGGTTGCCGTAGATGTTGGTGTCGGCTGGCGCTGATCCGCCGATCAGCAGGGAATTGCCGCTATTGATGCCGAGGACGGCTCGATTACTCCCGTCCGTCGCCTTGCAGTAATAGTAGTAATTGTTGGGGATGACGATGTTGCTGCTGCACCAAGCACTGGCCCCACCGCAATCAAAATAGATCGCTCGCGCATTATCACCGAGATGGATTTGATTGTCGGAAAGCAGACCAACCACGCCCCGAACAGCCCCTGCGGTATCCCTGCCGCACCAGAAGAAGTTGTTGTTGGCAGTAGGCTCGCCCTGAATAAAGACGTATCCCGCTGAGCCGTCGTTGACATAGACGTTGTTGTCGGAGCCTTTGAGGATCAGCCCGCGTGACGTGCCGCCGGTATCCAAGGCGTAATACCACGTATTGTTGGCAAGGATGACCGATACACCGGACTGGAACCGGATATGACCCACCATCGTGCCGCCCGCGAGAGGCAGGTACGCGCCCAAGTTCGGTGCTGGCGGGATCAGCGCGGTGACAAAGCTACCCAGAGCGCTCTGCCATTCCGAAATCCAGCCGATCTGGCTACCGTCATCGGGAATGTACTGATTGATCTGGCCGCTCATCCACTGGCACAGGCTCGACACGACAAATGTCCCCTGGCGCAAGGCGCGGTTGTTAAACGCGCTAAGGGCCAGACCGGGCAGATTGCCGGTTTGCAGCAGTGGATCGGCGAAATAAGTCGGTAGTGCTTCGAGATTGGCCCCGCCTCCAAGCGCCACCGCTTTGAAATCGGTGCCCGGCCCCGCGAGCGGATTAACATCCAACGGACGGACACCCATGCCGATGCCGTTTGAACCGTTCATGCCGAATACCGGCACCACAGAAGAAATGTCACTCATCGGAGCCTAATCCTTTCCCTCAAAGGGACTGGGCAAGCCGGGAGGCCGCATCAATCCCCAATAACCCTTGTCCCAGCCATGAACCGAGTCACTTTCAGCGTCCCAAGCAAAATACGGTACGTTAGGTTCCGGCTGCAAAGCGTAAGCCAGCAACTCGACACCTTCAGGACGCAAATCCATCTGACCAGATAGGAACAAGGACACAAGGACGGCGTCTAACTCGTCTGTCGATAATATGCCATAAAGCATGGTCATATTACCGTAGTCCTGAATGAGAACCTTTATTCCGGTGTACTGGAATAAAGTGTCCCACGCGTCATAAGCAGCCGGGATCGAACCGTCCCAGTGGTTGGCAATGATGTTCGCATAGAGCAGCAGACGATAATGATAATCATCAAGCCGCTGAAGCGAGTCGTCGGCGTCGGCTGGCCCCTTCCAGTTCCCCTCGTTCCATCCAAGACCTAGTTCGTCCCAGTAGAAAAATACTTGCGGTAACTCAATCCAGCGTGATTTGCCGATCCATTGCCCGGTAAAATCCTCTTGCTGACCAACGCAGTAATCCAGATCGAATAGGCCAGCCATACCGGCAACCAGTTGCTGGTCAGAGACGATCGGGTCAATGTTCATCCCCACGGTTGCCATATAGCGGGGGCGCTGATTGTGCTCGCTGGTGATCTTATTTAGGTAATCGAGCGTGGTAAAAGTCGGGAACGGTGGTGGATAAGGCGGCCGTGCTGTCTGTACTTCAGCATGGGCAAAAAACGATCGTGCTGCTCCGGTGATTTTGCCTCGGAGAATATTCTGCCTCGGCTGCGCACGGCCATACAGCCTCGCGGTGCTGCTAACCAAGCCATAGAGTTTGGTGTTATAAAAATAACCGTGGTCTAAATGGGCGATACTACGGGCAGATATTGCGCCCCCAAGAGTGGCGAATAACGGATAGACATTGGGAAGCTGTATCTGCGCTGTAGCTGCGGCGGTAACACTACCAGTCAGCCCGAGATAACGCCCTGTCGGAAACAGCGCCGGTCGAAGCTGCGCCGTACCTTGCGCTTGAATACCGCCCGTAAGCCAGGGGCGCATCCCCCTGGCGAGCAATGTACTCGTTGCGGTAATCCTGCTTGCCAGCAGTGGCAGGCGAAACAGGAACGACGGAATACCGGCAATGCTGGTCGCGAGAATACGACCGGTGAGCACGGCCGTTGTGTGCGCAAGCGTCGCCTGAGAGATAAGATGCGACGACGCGGTAATACGACCAAAAAGGTAGCTGACACCGCTACTGCCACGAACTCTCGCAGCCGCGAAAATATTGCTCGCGAGCGCGATCTGGAACGTCCCGCGAGCACGGGTGCGACTGGTCGCAGAAATGCGACCAGTAAGGTTTACCGCAGTTCGACCGGAGATAGTCTCGTCGGACATATTACATTTTTACGCAAGAGTAATTGTCAACGCGTTGGCGGGGAATGTTGCCTGCACATTGGAAATAATGGCTTGCGCTGCCACCTTGCGCACCATCCCGTCACCGCTTGTGGCGGTGTTCACGACCACTCCCGCATTCGCCACTGTGAATGTGTCGGTCAGCGCGTTGGCGACAGTCAGCGGACCGGTCAAGCTGCCTTGACTGAATGTCGGCGTGGAACCACCGTACTCGATCGAATACATCACCGTATCACCGTTCAGATAGGTGTGTCGCGGTGACGTGATGACAGCCGGGGAAGCGGCGACGATCGAACAGGGGTTCCAGGGAAAAGCGCCGAAATAATCCCAAGCCATGAGATTTCCGGCCGTCAGTGCGTCATAGATGCCAAAGGCAATAATGGTTCCCCAGGCCGCTGTCGATGTCGGGAACACCAGCGGATTGGCGTTGGTGATCACGCTTGGTGAGATACCGCTCGGTATGCCCCAATCGGTCCCGGCCGTTGCCACTCGCGCGTAGGCACCGCCCGACAATTCGGTGAAACCGTTCCCGTCATCGGCACCGGCCGCCGAGAACAACGCGACGTAAGCAGCCTTCATCGAAAAAATCGCAGTCTTGCCAGTGATATGCTGGAGCAACCCTGCGGATGTATAAGCCGTTAAACCGGACATAACCGTCTCCCCTATTAGGTCACCGTGATAGTGACGAGCGTGGCATCGCAGGCTGCTGCCTCGACAAAGGATATGAAAACATCCGCAGCGACGGGCGTATTCCCGTCTCGCGATTGCGCGACATATGTCACGTCGTAAGTGAGGCCATCCGGTTCAGGTAGCTGTGTCGCCGATATCAACTTGGTGATATAGCTATCGTAACCGATCGGCAAAGTTGCCAAAAACAAGACTACTTGATTGGTAATCTCCTGCTCGATCGACTGGGTAAAACCAGCGAGCGCTTTCAGCGTAATGTGGACGGTGATCGGTACTAAAAACAGTTCAAAGAAATTGATCTGGTTTGGAATACCTCGGTTGTCGTAAATTATCAGCGTGGTTGAACCATACGTGGGCGATCCCGGTGTCTTGCGCAGCGCGACGGCCGTGGCAATTTCCGTCGCGTCGCCGCCCTCGACCACCACTGCCATGGCATGGGCTGGTATCCCGTTGATGTCAATCGCACCTGTCGGGTTCTCGTACACCATCGCCCGCAGCACGCCTTCCAGATTTTCGATCGCGCCCTGGATGCCAAGCACCACCGTCTGCGCCGGATTAGCCACCGATTGCGTCTGTCGGCGGCGCAATTCCGCGTCGCTCTCGACCGGATTGCCAACAAACGCAGACACGTCGTTGTTCACCGTCTGCCAGCCAGGGACCGGTGTCAAAATCTGCGTGATCGTCCCGATATCAGCCGTTATCGCGCCCGGTGTCGTACAAGTAGCCGTCAGCGTGACTTCGCCTTCTGGCGGGATGAAGACCCCCGCAGGCAGCAGCCACTGCGTCTGGAGATTGAGATTGTCGCCGACAAGGCCGCTGCCGATATCGGTCCCGGCCTGACCGACACAGACGACGGTGACGGTGCTAAAGGAAGCCGTCAAGCGGCGGATGCCGTTGATCTTGACCACCGAACTGATGCCGCCCCCGACAGCATAAGTCGGGCTGTAGGAAAGATACGTCGCGGCGATCGTCAGATTGGTGTCGTTGATCGCCGAGGCGATCACCGAGACCCATTGCCCG